ACGGAGACTCCGACCATCCGTTTCACCAAGCCGAGGGCGAAGAAGGAAGATTGATTTACGCAGTATGGCAAATTTCTATATAACGGAAAACGGAGATAGGCGGATCTCCCGTATAGAAATATAAGATGCTCTTCAAAGTAGGGGATAGACCGCCTTCTATCTCCGAAATGAGGAGCATTGTTTTGTTTAACAATGGAACGAGCATTTAAAGGCATTTGGATTCCGGTGGAGATTTGGAAGGACAAGTCTCTCACCTGGAACGAGAAGATCCTGCTGATGGAGATTGATTCCTTCACATCCTCCGGCAAGGACTGCTACTTCTCCAACGAATACATTGCCGACTTTCTCAATGTCTCCATTCGGTGGGCGAGGAAATATATGTCCCATCTCATCGAAGCCGGATATGTCAAGTTGGTGCGTTTCGATGGTCGCAGAAGGTATGTGGAAGCGGAGGGAAAATTCCAGGCAGAGAGGAGAGAATCCTACCACGCAGAGGGGAGCGAAATCTCCTCGCAGGGAGGAGGAAAAGTTCCACATATAGAAATAAAAGAAATAAATAAATCTATTGAAGAGAAAGATACTATAAGGAAGCCGAGATTCGATTTCAAATCTTCCCTTCTTTCTCTTGGAGTTTCGGAAGAGGTTGCGGAAGCCTGGATGTCCGTCCGTAAAACGAAGCGGGCAACCAACACCGAGATTGCTTTCCGTAAGGTTGCGGAGGAAATCCAAAAATCCGGCAAGACCGCAGAAGAGTGCATCACCATTGCGGTGGAAAACTCCTGGCAGGGATTCAAGGCGGAATGGATCGCACCGAAACCGCAACGGCAGTACCAACACCGGAAGAAGGAATCCACCTTTGAGAAAAATCTCCGTGCCATTGACCAGGTACTTGGTACTGATATGCACGGGCAATACTACGGAAGGAGGGACATAGATGAGCAATGATCTGATTGTGCCGGGAAAGCAACCGACACTCCTGGAGATCCGGATGGACTCCAAGAAATATCCCAGGCTCTGCCGATACACCAAGGAGGAAGCTGACCTCGCAATGGTCAAGATAGTCTCCCAGGCAATCCTCTACCGGGGGCAGAATATGGAAGCCTCCACCATCTCCTTCACGGCATCCTCCCTGGTTGATGAGCTGATGCGGGAGGACAAGTACGGGGCGAAATACCTCTCATTTGAGGAGATCTCCCGCATCATAAAGAAGGCAGTCCTGGAGTCCGACATCTTCATCTCCGTCTCCTCCCTCTACCGGGCAATCCTTGACTTCTGCAAGGGCGAGGGGACACGCATCCAACAAGAGGCATCCGCCCTCAAGAGGAAGCAGGATGAGGAGTCACTCCGCAATTCAGTTGTCGCACCTATGCTCCAAGCATACACGGGTGCATTCATCAATGAACACAAAGTGAAATGAGAATCAAAGTTGAAATAGATCAATTTGGAAATTGCACAAAGCATTGCCCATTCGTTCAGCAGAACGGAAAGGGAATCCCCATCATGGTCGGAGGTGGACTATGTGTCTATATGTGTCCGTATATCGATGGTATGAACAAAGACCGGGACACTCAAGAAATGTATATCAATTGTAATCACGATTAACCACAAAACACTATGGACAAGAAGCAGAAATACATCGCAACCCAGGCGATCTACCAGGCACTCCTCGCAGGGCGGAGACTCTCGCAGATGGACTGCCGGGAATTCCAAATCGAAGATATGAGGACTCCGGTCTGCCATCTCAAACCCCGGTTTGAGGCAACACACGAACTCAAGACAGAGTGGATTCGCACTCCCGTCCGCAACGCACGGATAAAGCAGTATTGGCTTGAGAAGAAGCAGTAAAACAATCAAAACAATCAAAGCACTATGTCAGTCAATTTATGCATTTTCATCGGCAATGTCGGCAACGATCCGGACATCCGCACCATAGGCGAGAACGCAAAGGTCGCATCCTTCCGTCTCGCAGTAACCGAGAGGTACAAAGACCGCAACGGGGAACTCAAGGAGAACACCGAGTGGGTGAACATCTCCGCCTGGAACAAGACTGCGGACATCGTGGAGAGATTCGTGAAGAAGGGAAGCCTCCTCTACATCGAAGGGAAACTCGCCACCCGCAAGTGGACGGACAAGGACGGCAACGAGAGATTCACCACCGAGGTCAAGGCGGACGGCATCCAGCTCCTCGGCAACGAAACCCGCACCTGCGGAGGAGTCCCCGGCACTCAAGGCACTCAAGTCCAATCTCGGTGCGAAGGATGACAACCCGGAGCAGGACTTGGAAAGGATCTACACCCTCCGTGACCTCGGCTTTTGGGCATATGTGATGATTTATGACAAGGAACATTGCAAGCCAATATACAAAGACCTCCAACGATGGTGCAACAATCGGTTTGTCTTTGCCAAGATACATCGGTTTGAGGACTACCGAATCCAACACTATAAACCCAAGGAGGAAACATTACAACTATTTTGATAATACACATTACTAATTCAAATACAATAAGTTATGGAAAACAAACCAACGAAACCAATCAAGTTGTCAAACACGAAACCTCTCACGAAGGATGAGGAGATGATCAAACGGATTCAATTCTTTGCTCAACGCAGGGAGGGAATCGCAGTCAGCATCCTCACCTCACTCTGCAGGGGCAACGGCTTCGCCTATCCCAAAGACCAGGACAATTTCGGTCAGCTCGTTGACCTGTCCGTTGAGATGACTGACCGACTCCTGGAGAAACTCTATCCCGCACCAAAGACGGAGGAAAAGAAATGAAACTCGGAGATACCCTTGGGTGGAGGGGTGTGAACAAAGACCATCACGGCATAATCTCCCAAAGCGAACAGGGTGACCTGGTTGTCCGGATGGAGGACGGAAGCATCCTTCCACTTGAGGATCTCCTCGGAGCAAAGTCCTTCCGTGTATTCCCCAAAGAATAGCAACACGGTGCGGAAAAGCCAGGAGTGATCCCTGCAGGGTGGCTTCTTTTCTTTTCACACTTCTTCTCATATGCATAGGTTATAGTTTTAGGTTAACACCCACCGCACCTTTTTAATAACACGAAAAATGAAAATCAAGAAACTCATCGAAGCACTCCGCAACATTAACGGGCGGAGACTCGCCAAGTCCGTAGGCATCTCCCTCGGACTCGCCCTCATCATCACCACCATCTTCGTTCTCGGCAGGTACGCACCGGGTGTTCTCCTGGCAATCGGCTTCTGCCTGTTCACCGCATTTGTCTATTTCCTCATCACGATGTCCGAGGAATAGTGTGACAAAAACCGCCTCCGGACTATTTAATGGAAGAATGACAAGGAACGAGATAGTTGACACACTCGCCAAGTCAAGGAGGGTGGAGCATATGGTGGAGAGCATCTGCCATCACTCATTGACACCGGACTTGAAGGACTTGTGCCAAATGGTGTACCTAATCCTCCTTGAATACGATGAGGACAAAATCATTGACCTGTGGGAGAACAACGAGATCAACTTCTTCCTCGCCAGGATCATCCTCAACCAATACCGATCCACCAGGTCACCCTTCCACACCCTGTTCCGGAAATTCCAGGAGAGATCCGTTGGCATCTCCGTAGTATGGGACATCTCCGAGGCGGACATTGAATCAATCAGACGGAACTTCATTCCCTGGAGGGACAAATGATCAGCGAGGTTGTTGCAGAATATCGGCAGATCAAAGCCGAATACGCATTCGATCCGGGCATCTTCAACCCGGATGATCCGAAGGTCGCACGGCTCAAGGAGATCATTGACACCAAACTCTCCCAGGCGGACAAGACCATCCTCCTCCTCTATGTGGATTGTCAGTCCTACCGCAAACTCGGAAAGAAGCTGAATCTCTCACATATGACCGTCCGGAGGGAGGTCTTGAGAATCCGGCAGATAGTATTGAACGAATTCGAAAAATGAGCATATACCTTCAACTCATCCTTGTGGCATCCGTCATCATCTACATCGTTGACCTCTCCGGCTTCACCGATGCCTGGAGGCGGGCGATAGCACGAAGGATGCACATACCGGAGAACAACCTCCGACCTCTCAAGCCGTTTGACTGCGGGCAATGTATGACCTGGTGGGTGTGCCTCGCCTATGCACTCATCGCAGGGCAGTTCTCCCTCACCGTTGTCGCATTCTCTGCACTCCTCTCCTTCCTGTCATTTCCAATCGGACAGGTATTTATATTTATCAGAGAATGGGCATTGTGGCTCATCAATAAACTGATGCCGGAGGAATGATGACGGAGGATCTGATCAACACCTGCCTCGCCCTCTCACTTGAGGAGAAGAAGCAGCTCATCGCACGGCTCACCGCCAATGTGACCGGATGCGACTACGGACACGCAGCAGACCTCCTGGACATCTATTCCGATGTGACCGGGCGGAAGGTCAACCTCTTCTGCCGTGACCAGGAGGATGTGTGGGGAAAGGCGATGGTGGCATACCAACTGCTTGAGGAGGGATTCTCCATCTCCGCAGTTGCGAGGATGCTCTACCGGAAAGACCATTCCACCGTAATCCGTTATCGGCAGAAGATGGATGATGCCCTCGCAGTCCCGTCCGCCTACCGGGACATCATTGAAATATGGAACAACTTTAAAGCAAGGATACAATGAACTTCACGAAAGAGCAGATGGAAATCCTCTCCAAGTATGAGCAGTATTTCCACACCGCAACCAAAGCGAACTACACCCGCAATCCCGGCAGGGTTGCACTCCAGGAGATGCATCAGATCTTCAAGTCCGCCACCGGATCAGCCATCGGACTCAACACCGGATGCGGGCATTGCATTTACAACCTGGTCAAAGCCGTTGCCGTTGCCTACTACAAGGACAAGGCGGAGATGGAGGCACTCGCAGCCAAGGCGGTCAAAGCCGAGGACATCCCGGCAGAGCCAAAAGAGAAAGTCCAGGTCAAGACAAAGACACGGAAATCCAAGAAGGCTGAATGACCTACAACCTCGCAAACGAATTCCAACGGAAAGCATTCCTTGCTCGGTGCGAGGACTGCCTGGACAAGGCATCGGTGGTTGAGCTGACCACCAAGTCCTTCCGGACAAGGAATCAAAACTCATATCTGCATCTCCTCATCGGTGTGGTTGCCATTGACACAGGGAACACCCTCGCCTTCACCAAGGAGCAATACTTCAAGAGGCTTGTCAATCCGGACATCTTTGTCCAGGAGGTGACCGACCTATATTGCGGAAATGTGCAGGTTGTCAGATCCACCGCAGACCTAACAAAGGAGGAACTCTCAATGGCTATTGACCGATTCAAGAGGTGGGGTGCTGAAAACGGGATCTACCTGCCCAATCCCGGTGATGAATCCCTCCTCCGTGAAATAGAAATCGAAATGGGCAGACAAAAGAATTACCTGGGAGGATAGGCTATGGCAAAGGATAACATTTACCCTCCGTTCAACTACACCCTCGGCAGACCTCTGAAATACAAGCCGGATGAGATGCTTGAAAAGTTCCAGGATTATGTGTCCTGGGCGAAGGGCAACCCCATCTCCATCGAAAAGAATGTGGTGAACACCACCACCAAGGGCGAAACTTATAAGAGTGACTCGGTGGAGACAAAACCGAGACTCATCTCCATCAAGGGATTCCTCGTTTTCCTTGGTGCGGGCAGTGATTGGTGGCAGTCCCTTGACCGGGAAGGTGCGAAGAGAGCTGAAGAATTTTCAAGAGTCAAGTCCTTCATACGGGACTACTGCGAGAGTTATCAGTCCGAGATGGCTTCCGCAGACATCTTCAATGCCAACATCGTGTCCAGGCTTCTCGGTCTCGCAGACAAGAAGGACATCACCTCCGGTGGCGAGAAACTTGACCGCATTATCGTGCAGTCAGAGGAGGAGAGGGACAAGGTGGCGAACATCAAAGACCTGGATGTCTGATGGCGGATATGCGATTCAGCAAGGTGTTTTGGAAGATCTACGATGCCTGTGCGGACAAGCCTCGTTATATCTCCAACAAGGGCGGAACTCGGTCAACCAAGACCTATTCCACCCTGCAGTTTCTGCACCTGCTGATACCCAGGGCGGACAAGCCGGGTGACATCACCTCCGTTGTCTCCGAGACATTCCCTCACCTCAAACGAGGTGCGATCCGTGATTTTGAGAACATCATCGGTCACCCTCTCATAGGCGATCCCCATTGGATTGAGACCAACCACACCTGGACATATGACAACGGAGCGAAATTGGAATTTTGGTCTGCGGACTCATCTGACAAGGTACACGGCAGCCAACGCAAAAGATTGTTCGTGAACGAAGCCAACCACATCCCCTTTGAGATCTTCCGGCAGATGGCAGTCCGCACCTCCGGCATCATCTTCATTGACTACAACCCTGCCTCCGTTTGTTGGATACAGGAGCAGATCGAATCCAAGGACAACTGCACCCTCATAAAGTCCACATACAAGGACAACCCTTTCCTCACCGAGATGCAGATCCGGGAGATTGAGGACAATCAGTCAGATGCCAATTGGTGGAAGGTGTACGGCTTGGGAGAGGAGGGAAGCCTGGAGGGACTCATCTATTCCTTCGATCAGATTGACACTCTGCCGGAGAAGGACGGTAACCTCATCGAAATCCAGGGACTTGACTTCGGCTTCACCAACGATCCAACCGCCAGGGTGCAGGTGCTTGCCGACCACCGGAAGAAAATTCTCTACTGCAGGGAGAGATGCTATCAGACTCATATGCAGAACAAGCACATCATTGCAGACCTCCAGGCGGACGGCATCGGAAGAGGAACGGAGATCTATGCGGATTGTGCCGAGCCGAAATCCATTGCCGACATCAAGGAGGCGGGATTCAAGGTCATCCCTTGTGACAAGGATGCACCCGTCAAGTCAGACAAGTTGCTCTTCCAACTCCAATGGATGCAGGGGTGGACACTCAAGGTGACCAAGGACTCCATCAATCTGATCCGGGAGCTGCGGAACTACACCTGGGCAACCGACAAGGACGGAAACAACCTAAACCAACCCATAGACAAGTTCAACCATCTCCTGGATGCAATGAGATACGCAACTTGGACACGATTCGGCAGGGATGCCGGGTATGGGCAATATAGCATTTCATTTTCACGCAAACGATATGGACATAATTGATTCTTTTGACAAGTTGAAACTCGGCACTTTCCGGGAGATCCAGGAGGTGCAGCAGCAGGAAGGGGTGGAAGAGATTGACAAGCACATCACCATCCTCTCCCTCCTCACCGGGGCATCGGAGGAGGACATCCTGCATCTTCCCTTGCCGGAATTCACGGAACTCTCCTCCAAGGCGAAATTCCTCACCGCAGAGGGATTCCGCCAACGGCAGGTAGCAAAGAAATACATTGTCGGTGAATGGGAACTCATCCCTGTCACGGACTACCGGAAACTTGAGACCGCACAATACATAGACTTTCAATCCCTGGGTGGTGATATGGATGCCCATATGGTGGAGCTGCTCTCCATCATCCTTGTCCCCAAGGGGCATCGGTACAACGAAGGCTATGACATCATCGAACTGCAGAAGGCGATCCGTGATGATATGTCCGTGACTGACGGGGTTACGGTGGTTGGTTTTTTTTTAATCTCATTAGAGAAATCAATCAAGGATATGTTGAGTTACTCCAGGGAGGAGGCGGAGAAGATGCCGGAGGGGAAGGAGAAGGAGAAGATCCTGGAGAGGATACGGGAGCAGGAAAAGACTTTAGAGACAAATGGGGATGGATAGAGAATGTTGATGCCGTGTCGGAGACCTGCCGATGCTCCTGGGATGATGTGTTCCGGATGACTGCAATAGAGTTTCTGAACATCCTCTCATACCGGAAGGACAAGGCGGAAAAGGACAGGCAGAAGATAGAGGAATGGAAGAAAAACAACTGATATGGAACTGCTCAACCTTGAAAATGTGATGGAAACCCTGCAGGAATACGCACAGGAGGTGCGTAACCTGTACCAGGACAAACTGATCGAAGGAGACCGGATCTCCTCCGGCAAGCTGCTCAACTCCATCGAATACCAGGTGGTGGACAACGGCAGGGAATACCTTGTGCAACTCTCCCTGGAGAAATATTGGAAATATTTGGAATATGGTGTGCAGGGGAAGAATAATCCCAACTCTCCCTTTGATAATCCGGGGTGGAAGGCATTCCCTCATATCCTTGAATGGGTGAAGATCAAGCCTGTCCTTCCGAGACCAAACCAGGCGAAGATACGGAGACCGGAGAGCCTGGCGGGTGCAATCACTGCTGCCATCGTGAAGAACGGAACGATGCCGGGCGGGGAACTGAAGGACACCCTTGATGAGGTCAATGCCAGGTACAAGGACAAAATAATCTATTCCCTCCGGAAGGACACCGAGAACATCCTCAAGGTGATGGTCGGTGGCATCCAGGGGAGTGTTCCGGAATACTGAAAAAGCAATTAGTTTATTCAATTGGGGTGTCTCATTTACGGAGACACCCTTTTTTCTATCTCTTGGAAAACGCAAAATATGGCAGCAATCCCCATTTGGAAGGACAAGGTAATTGACCTTGGTGCAGCATCGGTGGAATTCCGGCTCACCGTAGGTGGCAACACCATATATTCCGGCAAGGCAATTGCGAGACCTGGCGAATCCAATGCCAAGGTACGCATCAATGACATTTGTGCAGACTACCTGGTGAATGTGAAACCCGCACTCTCTGATCGGACATTCGCCTCGTTTGACCTGCCCTCCTTCGTTGTGCAGAAGAAATCCGGAGGCACTTGGTCAAATGTGGAGACCGTTCTCTTCTACAACGATTGGTCATACAACTACGGATTCACCGGGAATGTCCTCTCCGATCCGATCAACGGAAAGGTGACAACTGCGATGTTCATCCTTTCCTCCGCAAAGGAGATCTCCTCCAATGTGACCGCATCGTACAAGAAATCCGGAGGCTCGGTGACCACCCGGACAACCACCGTGTCACCCACCCCGGCATACGGCACTTGTCTCTTCGATGTGAGTGCGGTCTCGGACACCGTGCAGATCACCGTCAATTCCAAGGTGTACAAGGTGGTGGACGGATGCGGATACAGGTATGCCCTGTACTACATCAATGCCTACGGAGGTTGGGATCAGCTCCTTGTCGAAGGAAATGACCTGGAGGCGGACAACCTGGAGAGGCACATCCGGGGGAATGAATATGTGAACACCACATCCGACCAGGCGGGGATGGTTGACTATGTGAACGAGATCACCAAGACCTGGACTCTCAACACCGGACTCCTCACCGATGCCGAGGCATCCAGGATGCACCACCTGCTCAACTCTCCCTTGGTGTACCTGTTCCAATTTGCGGGCGGTGGCTATTCCTACCCGGTCATCATCAAGACCGACACCTGCGAATACAAGACTTACAAAAACCAGGGCAACCGGATGTTCAACTATCAGTTCACGGTTGAACTCGCCCAAAACCGAATCCGGAGATGAGACGGAAGATCAGCCTCTACATAGACGGACGGCTTGCCGACCTGGATGAGCAGTCATTCATCCTGTTCAACTACACGATGGATGACCTGTCCAACCCCACCATTGTCAAGAACTCCTTCTCGCAGCAGATCTCTCTCCCTGGGACACCGAACAACAATGTCATCTTCGGTGATGCCTTCCGCCTTGACAGGACGGTGGATTTCAATGCGGGCAACTCCGGTGCGGGATTCAACCCGTCCAAGAAAACTGACTTTGCCATCTACAACGAACTCGGTGAGATCCTGGAATCCGGGTATTGCAAGTTGGACTCGGTTGTCCGGAACAGGTCGGTTGTGACCTACAAGGTCAGCCTTTACGGAGGTCTCGGCTCGTTTCTATATTCGTTGTCATATGCGGAGGACGGACGGAAACTCACCCTGGCGGATTTGGACTACCTGGGGACGGGAGATCCTGGAGAGTTGGACTTCACCATCAATGCCTCTGCGGTGCTTGATGCCTGGGATGAACTCCTCGCACGGACACCAGGCTCTATGTGGACGGTCATCAACTTCGCACCCGCATACAACGGATATCCGGACAACTTTTCCCCGGACAAGGGACTGCTCTCCCTTCCGGGTGCGGGACTCCCTGCAACCGTTGGCGGTTATTCCGACAAGTCCGGATACGGCTTGGTCAACCTCGCCAACAAGCAGGATGAGTGGGCGGTCAAGGATCTGCGGTCTTACCTGCAGAGACCTGTCCTCTATGTCCCGGCATTCCTGGATGCCATCTCCGACTATGACAACAACGGAGGCTATTCGGTGGACATCCCTGCGGACATCTACACCCTTTTCGATTCCCTGTGGCTCACCCTTCCGACCATCCCTTCCCTTGGATCAATGAAGCAGACCACCGGAGGCTTGTCGGTCACGATGTCATCCACCGCCACCTCCGGGAACGATGTGGGCACATTCACCATCGGTGGATCAGTCCCTTCCGGTGCGGTGGTCAACGCAACCCTGCGGTGCAAGCTGCGATTCAACCTCTCCGACAACACTTATGCAACCCTATCCCTGTCCGGGAGCAACGGAACGGGACTGATGAACTCCTCCGTCATCTTCCTGCAAATGGTTGCATACGGATCTGACAACTCCATCGTTGGCGGAAGCAGTGTGAAGGTGCTGAATCCGAACGGTCAGACAAAACCCGCAGCCACCGCCTGTGGCTTTACTCCCGCATTCCCCACCGATGACTATCAGTATGTGAATGACGGTGGAGCAGACCGGGTGGCAACCAATGTCTATGAGATAAACAACGAACTCTCCTTCAATGTGGAAGCACAGGATGTGGCATACTACAAGTTGATGGTGTATGTCTATTCCTGCCATTCCGTCCTCGCCAGGGGAGTGTGGCAACATCAGTATTCCGGAAACGGCAACTCCTCCCAGGCAACACTCTACCATTCGTACACCACCTACTTCCAGGCGGTCTCCTCCGTCATCGTTGCGGGAAGCGGGAATGCCATCACGATGACCAATCCGGATGCACTCCGATCCGGGGCGAGGATCACAAAGCAGATGCTCCTCTCCACCTCGCACACACCTGCGGATTACCTGCTATCCCTCTGCAAAATCTTCGGTCTCTACTTCATTGCGGACACCGAAACGAAGAAGGTCTCCATCCTGCCCAGGAATGACCTGTATATTGATGAGACCATTGACCTCACTGACAGGGTTGACCTGTCGAAGGATGTGGAGATCGTGCCGATGGTGTTCGATTCAAAATGGTACAAGTTTGCGTTGGAGGGTGTTGGCGGTGCATTCTACGATGAATACCTTGACATTGAGGGCATCGAATACGGGGTGCAGATGGTGGATACGGGATTCGATTTCAATGCGGAGGTGAAGGATCTCCTGGACGGCAATGTTTTCCGGAGTGCGGTGACCGTCCTGCAGAGCAGCCGTTATTGGAACATCATTGAGAACGGGGCAACCTTCATCCCTTCTCCCTTCCTGGACTATGGCAACACCATCACCAGGTGGAATTCCTCCGGTGAATCCCAGGACACGCAGATCTCCTGCCCTCCGGCATCGGCAACCATCACATACTACAATAACGATTACAACGGCTATGACATCCCCAAGGGTGTCAAGATGCAGTTTGCGGATGATGACGGGAAGATGGTGGACGGGAAGGATGTGCTTCTCTATTGGAACGGCAACGAGACCTACGCATCGTTCAAGGTGACCGATGACCTGCCTCTGATGGGTACGGTGAATGACGGGAAACCCTGTTGGATTCTTGATGAGGGTGCGGGTGTGGATGTCCCCATTTTCTCCTCATACATCGTGCTTCAGCCTCACGGAACTCCGGAGGTGTATGAGTCCCTGGACTTCGGCATTCCGAGGCAGCTTGACATCCCCGGCATCTACTACCGCCAGGATGTGACTATCTACGAACGGGGATGGAAGGCATACATCACGGACAGGTACGATGTGGACACCCAAGTGATGAAATGCCGGGTGGACTTCAAGGGCATAGGACTGCGTGTCGGACACGGACTCCTGCGGAGATTCTACTACTTTGACGGATCTCTATGGGTGCTGAACAAGATCGTGAACTATTCGCTGACCACCTACGATCCGGTGGAGTGCGAATTCATCAAGGTGCAGGACAAGGATAATTACTTAACCGGACAGGATTATTGAGATGGCAGAGGAAATTGTAACCATACTGAATGTAAAGACGGGTGAGGCGGTCAGCAGCATTGCCGAACTCAAGGAAAATATCAAGGCACTCAAGGAGGGATTTGAGGATGCCCAGGGGAATATGCAGAAAGGTCTCAACAACCTTGAGATCGGCACGGATGAATACAAGGAAACCCTGGAGGCTCTGAAGGTTAATCAGAATGCCTTGAAGGATGCGATGTATGCCACCACCGGGAAGATGGAGGATTTGGCAGCAGCAGCAACCGGGGCATCCACATCCTACAACTCCCTTGTCAACAAGATGGCGGAACTCAAGAGGCAGTTCCGATCCACCACCGATGAGGTGGAGAGAGCCAAACTCGGAACACGCATAAACCTCTTGAACTCCGAGCTGAAACGGCTTGATGAACTCCAGGGAAACTTCCAACGCAATGTCGGAAACTACCAATCCGCCTTCAAGGGATTGGGTGACCACATTGACGCATTCCGCAAAGGTCTCGGTGCTGCCACCGGAGGATTGAGGGGAATGAAGGACGGGGCGGAGGCACTCGCCAAGTCCCCGGCAATCGCCACCTTCACCATCCTTGTCTCCCTGGTGATGAAACTCGCTGATGCGGTCAAGGAAGATGAGAAGGCAACGGCTTCCCTCAAGAAGGGACTTGATGCCCTCCAACCCGTGATGGACTTCCTGTCCGGCATCCTGGACAAGGTTGTTGACTTCCTGGTGGAGATCATTGACAAGGTGTCAGCCTTCCTCGGCTCATCCGGACTCATCAACAAGGTGATCCAGGGAGTTATGGGTGTGGGGAATGCCGTCCTCAAGTTTGTTGTCTCACCGTTCAAGGGTGTCATCGAAGCCATCAAGATTTTCAAGGAGCAGGGAGTGAAGGGACTTGGCAATGCTGCGAGGGCATTCACGGATGAGATGCAGAACGGCTTCGCCTTCAAGGAGAATTTCAAAGCCGGGCAGTTGGCTGCGGATGCGATGCTCTCCGGTGCTTCCTCCAGGAAAAAGAAGGTGGAGGAAACCGGGAAGAAACTTGGCGAGGATGCGGGGAAGGCATTTGCGGAAGGGATGTATAAGAAGGCATTGGAGGCACTCAAGCTGAACGATGCCTGGAAACAGGCTCTCAAGGAATGGGGTGAAAACCTGGCGGATGCCCAAGAGGAATTGGATGATGAACTCCAGGCGGAGATAGATGCCTCCTTCCAGGCGGAGGTGGAGTCCTTGAAGAATGCCCTCAAGGAAGAGGAGGATGCACGGCAGAAAGACCTGGAAAAGACCAAGGCGATTACCGAGGCGAAGAAGAAACTCCTGCAGTCCGTTGCCAAGAACACCTCCTCAATCCTCGGCTCAATTGCCGATATGTATGAGGCGGACTCCGAGAACGCAGAGAAGAATGCCAACAAGATCAAGAATCTCCGCATAGCTGCTGCCACCATTGACACCATTTCCGGTGCAATCGGTGCGTTTATGCAAGCCTCGGAGACCATCCCTCCGCCCTATGGTCAGATCGTTGGTGCGATAGAGGCTGCTGCCATCACCGCAGCAGGTATTGCACAAATCGCCCAAATGAAGGCAACGAATGTATCCACCGAGGGTGGCTCAAGACCGACCATTTCCGCAATGGCATCCGCACCTGCCCTGCAGCCGAATGTCACCAATGTGCGGACGGTGACTTCCGCATCCGAGGAGGACAGGCTCAATCAGATGGCAAAGGAGCAGAGGGTTTACATCCTTGCATCTGACATCCAGGCATCCCAGGATCAGATCAAGACACAGGTGGAGGAATCCTCCTTCTAATTGGGGAGGTTTACGGTATAAGCAGAAATTATATTTAACGGAAAACGCAGTTATGATTGTAACGATAGGAGGCATCCCGGTCTATGATGCCATAATCACCGATGAAGCCACCGGGATGATGAAGATCTCCCTGGTGGATGATCCTGCGGTGATGTCCAACTTCCAGGCATTCGATGCCTCCAGGAAGATGCAGATGTATTCCATCACCGATGAGGAGAAGAGGCTTGTCCGGGGTGTGGTGATGCGGGCGGACTTCCCCATCTACCGCAGGGATGAGCAGATGGGAGAATACTACATCATCTACAAGGCGGACACCATCCGGCAGATGGCGGAGAAATACCTTGCCGAATCCAGGCAGAACATCCTCAATGCGATGCACCAGGGAGAGGACTTGCCGGACATCTATATGGTGCAGTATTTCATCAAGGGTGACGGGGTGTCCGTTGAAGGCTTCGATGACATTGCGGACGGCTCTCTCTTCGCTGAATTCCACATCACCAACGATGAGGTTTGGGAGGAGGTCAAGGCGGGGACTTACAAGGGATTCTCCCTGGAAGGCTACTTCGATTTAGTCCCGGAGACCGATGTGGAAGAGGTGGATGAGATCGTGAAAGACTTGCACGGAATGTTTGAAAAAATCCATAAAAGAATCAAAAAAATGAGCAAACTCAAGAAACTTTTCTCGCTCATTACTGCTTACCTGCAGATGGGCAATGTGACCACCGACAAGGGTGTCCTCGCCTGGGACGGAGAGGATGACCTCAAAGAGGGCGATGCGGTCTACATCGTTGACCAGGAAGGCAACCGGACGGATGCCGAGGATGGTGACTACCGCACCGATGACAACAAGGTCATTGTGGTTGTTGACGGCAAGGTCTCCGAGATCAAGGATGCTGAAGCCGAGGTCGCACCGCAGAACGAGCCGGAGGAGACCGAGATGATTCAGACCGACAAGGGCAAGATGGAGTGGGACAACGAGGAGGAGGATCTGAAAGCCGGGGATGCGGTGTACATCACCGATGAGGACGGAAACAGGAATCCTGCTCCGGATGGTGACTACACCACCGAGGACGGCAAGGTCATCAAGGTCGCAGACGGCATCGTGACCGAGATCGTGGACAAGAAGGCGGAGGTCTCCGAGGAGGAGAAGAAGGTCTCCAAGTTCCGCAGGATCAAGGAAGCCTTTGAGGACTCCTACGATGAGAAGATGCAGAAGATCCGGGAGGCGATCTATGCCGTCCGGGGCGAATCCGAGGAATGGTGGCTCGTTGAGGCGGGTGATGACTTCGCAGTCATCAATGCCTTCGACATCGAAACCTGGGAAGAGCATTACTTCCGCTATGTCATCAAGTGGAACGAGGACGGATCTGCCGAGGCTTCCGATGAGACCGAGGTCAAGCTGATGTTTGTCCCTATGGACTACAAGTCCCCGTTTGAGACCGAGGCGGAGGAACTCCGGAAGGAGAACGAAACACTCAAGGCGGAGAATGCCAAACTCAAGGCAACCCCGGCTGCGAAACCCGCACACCAGGAGGTTGTCACCGCAGGAAAGACGGAAAAGACCGGAGTCAAGGGACTTGACCGCCTCTCCCGCTATGTTGATGCCGTGAAATAAAAATGTTACGGCATCCTGCACTTATCTATTTAACGGAAAAAGTCAAACCAATTAACAATTTGCAACTATGGCTGTTACTAACTTTCTCGTTTCCTCGCTTCCGGATTATGTGAAGAACAACGAGGATCTGCTGATCGCCTCCATCGGACTTCCCAACGATGGCACTCGCCGTTTCATCGGCATTCAGACGGGCATCAAGAAATCCGCCTATCTGAACTATCTCGGTTTCACCGGAGAATTCCAGGACGGCTCTTCCTGCGGTTTCAATCCCCTGGATCAGATCGCCCTCGGTCAGAAACCCATTGAGGTTGCGACCATCAAGGAAGATGGTGAGATCTGCGAAGAATCCCTCCTCGGCAAGTGGGGCGAATGGAAGGTGCGTGTTGCTGCTACCGAACACGAACTCCCCTTCGAAGCCTACATTATGAATGCCCTCCTGGACTCCATCCGCAAGGGCATCGAAACCCTCATTTGGCAGGGTGACACCGGAAACTCCGACCTCATTGACGGCTTCCTCACGCAGTTCGGTGCGGATAGCAACACCGTCACCGTCACCCTCACGGGTGTCACGGGTGCATACGATGCGGTCAAGGCGGTTTACTTCTCTATGTCCGACAAGGCATTGGAGAAGGGTGGCATCATCTTCGTTGATCCTGCCATCTTCCGTGCATTGCTCAATGACCTGGTGGTGCTGAACTACTTCCACTACGATATGGGCAACGGTGCAAAGGATGAATTCCTCCTCCCCGGCACTGATGTCCGTGTCATCAAGACTCCCGGTCTCTCCGGCACGAATGCCATCGTTGGCTCTTGGGGGGACAACCTGGTGTTTGGCACTGATATGGAAAATGACAACGAACGGGTTGACCTGTGGTGGAGTGCCGATAACCGTGTTTATCGTTACCAGGTGAAATTCAATGCGGGTGTCGCATATCACTTCTCCGAGGATGTTGCTTGGGGTGTGATGGATAATGCTCCTGTTCCGATGGGTGCTTGCCCTTGTGCTGCTCCTGCTTCCGAGGGCGAATAGACTCCCGTAACAATCCAAGAGATCCCGGAGGGTGGGGAAACACCCCACCCTCTTTTCTTTAACGCATTAAACTGAATTCAGATATGTCTTGCACTCAATCCCTTGCCGGACTTGCAAAAGATTGCTATGCCAATCGTGGAGGCATCGTGGAGGCACTCATCGCAAACTACGATGATGTGGTTTCCTTCACCCTCACCTCCGGTGTCATCACCGGGATCACGATGGACACGGGCAAGAAATTCAAGTCCTACAACTTCGCCAAGAACACGGGCAGCCTCACCTCCACCTACACCATTGATCCGGCTTCCGGTGTCAAGTATGTGACCTCGCAGCTCCTCCTTCAGTTCAACCGGATGAACACTACCGCCAGGGTAGAACTTACCGCCCTTTCGCTTGCAGACCTCCGAATCATAGTCCGTGATGCCAATGGATTATATTGGTTTTTAGGGTATGATGAGCCTGTGAACGCATCCGCAGCCGATGGTCAGACCGGGACGGCTCGCTCCGATGCCAACCGATACACCGTCACCCTGGAGGACACCTCGGCAGAGATGCCGATGGAGGTGGATGACTCCATCATCGCAGGAATCTCCGCATAGCAGACCATTCCGCCTTCTAACCAAAGACCTGTCTCCACCCGGAGGCAGGTCTTTTTTGTTATACGATTTTCATTTGAAATCTATATAACGGAAAAGACAAGGATGCTCTACCTGCAGAATACACAAGAAGCACAAACCCTGCTTGTGCCGAAGAATGGCACGATACCGGAGGGAGACCTCACCTTCACGGCAAAGTCAACGATTGACCTTGCTACGGAGATGGATCTCCAGGTGGTTGACCTGGACATCTCCTCCCTGTATTTCCATTTGTCGGTCATCGTTCCGGAGGGATGTCCCACCGGGGAATACGAATATTCCGTACAGGCTGATGATCAGATCCTCTCCAGGGGACTGCTCGTTTTGGGCGAATTCTCCCGTCCGGGGCAATACGAAAAACCGATAGAATATGAACAATACGAATCCTAATGAAAGGGTGACCGGGAGTTTCCGATTCGCTGCCATTGACCAATATGTGGAGACCTATGTGGTCTCTCCCAAGGAGACCGTTCTCCCAGGTAAGGATATGGTGCAGTGGGGTGATTCCAATGCCTTCCCGGACTATCTCCTTGAACTCTACAACTCCGTGCCAACCCTGCGGTCTATCATCAATGGAAACATTGACTACATCGCAGGTGATGATGTGACCATCCGGCAGTTCTCGCAGTCCCTTCCGGACAATGTTGTCAACCGGAGTGGTGACACCATCCGGGAGCAGGTGCGGGAAATCGCACAGGACTTTGAGATCTACGGAGGATTCGCCCTTCAGATTATCAGAGACCTTGCCGGACGGGTGGCGGAAATCTACCACCTTGATATGAGATTCCTCCGCACCAACAAGGAGGGCGATGTGTTCTACTACTGCGAGAATTGGAACAAGAGGGGCAAGAAGGACACCATCACCTATCCGGCATATATGCCCATCCCCAATTGGGATGCACTCACCGATGAGCAGAAGAATGCCAACGCATCCTCGGTTGTCTATGTCAAGAATGTGAACACCCAGGTGTATCCCGCACCCGTCTATTCCGCAGCCATCAAAGCCTGTGAGATTGAAAGGCTCATTGATGACTTCCACATCTCCGACATCAACAATCATTTCGTATCCTCTGCCGTAATCAACTTTAACAACGGAGAGCCTTCCCAGAAGGTCAAGGATGAGATCGAAAATGATGTCAACGAGAAATTCTGCGGTGCGAAGAACGGAGGTCGGATTATGCTATCCTGGAATCCCAACAAGGAATCCCAAACCGACATCGTGGAATTCAAGGTGGAGGATTTCGGTGAGAGATACAAGGCTCTCTCCGAGCATTCCAGGCAGCAGATCTTCACCTCCTTCCGGGCGAATCCAAACCTCTTCGGCATTCCCACCGAGGGCAATGGCTTCGCTAACGAGCAGTATGAGGAATCCTTCACACTCTACAACCGGACACAAATCAAACCGATTCAGCTCCTTATAACTGAAACCTATGACGGGATCTTCGGTGGAGAGGATGTCCTGGAGATCACCCCGTTCTCAATGGGCGAGGGCGGTGATGCCACCGTCTCTTTGGCAACCCAATTGGGTGTCGGTGGCACACAGGCATTGATGTCCGTCCTGGAATCCACCGTGATGTCCACCGAGCAGAAACTCGGCACTCTGCAGGTCTTGTTTGGCTTGGATGAGGAATCCGCCTACAAGATCCTCAACATCCCTTATACTCCCCAAACCGAACAAACCGAGAACTGATATGGCAGAGATTCTTTTATCTTCCGAGAAATTCATCAAGGAGACAACGAATGTCTCCGAAAACCTCTCCGGGAAATACCTTCTGCCCTCGCTGCGTGAAGCACAGGAGATCGGCTTGAGGGGCATCCTCGGTGACTGCCTCCTGGCGAAGCTGAAGGAACTTGTCAAGGAGAGCCAAATCAACCTGGTGGTGAATGCTGCCTACAAGGATCTACTTGACCGATGCCAATACTATCTCGCATACGCAACAATCGTTGAGGTGGTTGATCGCATCAGTTACAAGGTAGTAAATTTTGGTGTGGCAAAATCCACCGATGAGAATCTCCAGGTGGCAACCCAGGATGAGATCGCAAAGCAGAAATACTTCTACCAGGCGAAGGCGGACAACTATTGCCTTGACCTGCAGAACTTCCTCCTCAACAACCGCCAGGCATTCCCGGAGCTGAAAGACTGCGATTGCAGCCGAATCAAGGCGAATCTCAAGTCCGCAGCCTCCTGCGGGATCTTCCTCGGTGGGGCGAGAGGTCGCAACATAAAGGGATAGAGATATGACATTGGAACAGGTCATCAAGATGATTGAGATGGTTGCGTTGAAGCAACCGTCCGTCAATATGGTTGTCCGCAACGATGTGTTCCGGCTCAATGCGAAGCAGGATGCCAAGTACGGTGTTTTCGCCTGGTTGCAGGGACAACACGCAACGCAGCTTGGCTCATCCTTCATTGACTATACCTTCACCTTCTTCTATGTGGACAGGCTTCTTGCCGACAAGTCCAACGAGGTTGAGATTCAGTCAACGGGCATCCAAACACTCAACAACATCATCAGATCCCTGGAGGACTACGATGTTGTGTCCGAGACAACCTACACATTCCAGGTTTTCAACCAACGATTCGCAGATATATGTGCCGGGGTGTACTGCAATGTCACCCTGTCCGTCCCGGTTGATGATACCTGTCCGGAATTCTTCGCAGACTTCAATGATGACTTCAACGAGGACTACGCAATATACTAATACCTACAATCCACTAAAACGAACTGAACGATGGAAGAGACTTGGATCACCATTTTGGCAAGTGCCATCACCGCCTTCGCCTCCGCCTTCACAACCTGGTTTTTCACAAAAAGGAAATACAATGCGGAGGTGGATAACAACCTTATCTCCAATATGCAGGAGAGCCTGGAATTCTACAAGAGCCTTGCCGATGACAATAAGGCGAGGCTTGAAACGGTGCTGCAGGAGAATGCGGAGCTGCGGAAGGAGATCACGGAGTTGAGGTCACAGGTTGACAAACTCACCTCCACCCTCGCCACCTACGGACTGCAGAAACTGATCGAAGAGAAATGAAGGTCTTGATAGATGCCGGACACGGGATAGACACTCCCGGAAAGAGGTCTCCGGATGGGAGTTTCCTGGAATACAAGTGGAACAGGGAGGTTGCTGACATCCTCCTGGACAACCTTGTCTCCAGGGGCATTGATGCCGATCTCGTTGTGAAGGAGACCAATGACATCTCACTCAAGACTCGCACAATGCGGGTGAACAAGGTATGCACCGCCCTGGGTGCATCCAATGTGATCCTGGTGTCCGTTCACGCAAACGCAGCCGGGAACGGCTCAAAGTGGATGACCGCCAAGGGATGGTCTTGCTACACCTCCAAGGGCATCACCAAGGCGGACAAGTTGTCGGAGTGCCTATACGATTGGTTTGAGGCGATCTTCGCCAACCGGAAGATCCGGAAGGATATGTCGGACGGGGATAGGGATTGGGAGGAGAATTTCTATATGCTCTCCAAGACCAAATGCCCTGCGGTGCTTTTGGAAAATTTCTTCTATGATAACAAGGAGGAATGCTCCTGGCTTCTCCGGGAGGAGACCAAGATTTGGATCGCCTACGCAGCCACTATGGGCATCCTCAAATACATCGCAACCAGGTGAGGCGGTTTTGGGCATATTTCCTCTCCGCATTCGTTGCCGGACTGATCTGCTTTTTTGCGGGTGTGAAAACCGCCAAAAAGGGCGGAGAATCCGTTATTGTTGAGAGGGTGGACACATTGGTCATCCGTGACACGATAGTCTCCTATAAGCCGAAATGGGTTACAAAGCGGGTGGTTGACACCACCTTTGTCCCGGTGACGGAATACATAGAACGGAATGATACGGTCTATGCCGTCCTGGAGAGGGAGCAGGTCACCTGGGAGGATAGCCTTGCCAGGATCTACGCATCCGGTATCAACCCGCAGGTTGATTCGGTGTTCCACTACCGGACGGAGAAGGTGATAAACCACATCATCCCGGTGAAGGTGCAGTCCAGGTGGGGACTCGGTGTCCAGGGCGGATTCGGTGTCGGAAAGGACGGACTGACACCCTATGTCGGAGTGGGTGTGTCCTACAACATCTTCGCCTGGTAGATTTACGAAAAGGGACGGATTTATATTTCAAGGAAAACACGAATAGACAATGAGCCAATATTCAGCAATCAAGGCAGCAGTCAATGCCTACATCAAGGCAAACGGCAGGAAGGAGATCACGGGCAACATCCTCAATGCGGTGTTGAACGCAACCATCTCCTCCCTGGGTAAGTTCTATCAGTTCGCAGGTGTTGCACTCCCTTCCACCGATCCGGAAGATCCGGATCAGAATGTGTGCTACCTGGCGGGAGAGCCTGGAACTTATGTTCATTTTGACAACAATGTCCTGGAGAATGAGGAGATCGCCTTGCTCTTTTGGAACGGAGAGTGGACAAAGCAGAGGATGCTCCTCGGCATCCAGGAGGTGGAGGCAACGGTGGACAACCAGGTCGGAACTCCCTCCGTTGATGTCTCATATAGTGCGGGACGGTTGGTCTTGACCTTCCACAACCTCAAGGGTGAGACAGGCAACACGGGAGCTGCAGCCGGATTCGGCACTATCGGTGCGGACATCACCGGAGGTGTCGGCACTCCCGGTGTGTCGGTGGAGTCCTCCGGATCTGACACCGCCAAGAATCTGATGTTTCATTTCACCAACCTCAAGGGCGAGACGGGTGTGACCTCGGTGATCGCAACGGTGGACAACACCACCGGGACTCCGCAGTGTTCAGTCTCCCTGGTGGGTGGAGTCTTGACTCTTGCCTTCACGGGACTGAAGGGACTCCAGGGAGACACGGGTGTCTCTGCGGACTATCCGATCACGATTGTCAACAACCTCACCACCAACGATCCGACCTCCGCTTTGTCCGCTGCCCAGGGTGTCCAGCTGGAATCCGAAATCAGTCAATTAGAGGCCAAAGTGATTGGGGAAGATATACCCGTAACCGAATCCGGAAAGGCAATTTATTTGAATGGCGGTGTCGGCTCAACGATTCCCGCCCCCACCAATTCTTCATATAGTTATTCCCGCTATTCGGTAACTCCGGGCGATGTTGTAATCGTGAACGGCACGGGCGGTTCAAGTCCCCGTTTGTGGGGTTTCATTGATTCTTCGGAGAAGATTATCGCAGTTTCGGATGCAAGTGTTTCCGCAAGCGAACTTGTCCTTCTTGTTCCAGAGAATGCGGCAGAGGTCATTATCAATACAAACGATACATCCATCCCGTCCCGTTATGTCAGCTCTAACTATGTGTTGGAACTCTTGGCAGATATGCGGGCAACAATCGCACAACTTGGTGAAGATTTCCAGGGTGAGGTGGATGGATTACAGGCACAAATTGATGCAATTATAGATGTCCTTTATCCCGTTTTGGAGAACGAGATTGCAACGGATAGCACAATCGAAGGGAAATATATCTCCAACACGGGAAACGCAACGGATTTTTCATCCTATGACATTCTCCTGTATGACTTGACGGATGTGGACAAGGTGCGGATTACCGTTACTTCTGCATCTACTTCGTTGCGTTTGTATGGCTTCTATTCTTCCGACCAAGTTTCTTCTGGGAATCTTGTCGGAACTATCGGCCCCGTCCCTTCTTCTTCAAGTTTCGATGAAACGGTTTCCGTCCCGGAGGGTGCGGCCTATCTTGCCGTAACTTCTTATAAAGGACACCAAACTACAACCGTGAAAGCGGTTTCCCGTGGCGATGCTCTTGACAATCTGCAAGACCAAATAGATGAAATCAACGGGGAACTTACATACACCGACAATGTGCTTGTCCCCATCGACCAAACGATGTCGCAAAAGTACATCAAGGCGAACGGCTCTATTGCGGACTTCTCCACATACGATGTTTATGTCTATGATGTGCAGGACATCTCAACCGTGAAAGTTACCGCAACGGGTGCGGCAAACGCACCGACAAGTGTGGCGGCATACGGTTTCTATTCCGACACCCCGGCGGCGGGGACTCTCGTTCAAGTTGGCCCTGGCTCTACTTCAACATTTGATTATACCGCAAATGTCCCTTCCGGGGCGAAATATCTTGCCTGTACTTTCCAGACGGGTGTGCAGTCGCTTTCCGTTTCCGTCCCCACAGTAAAGAACAAGTTGGACGAAATGTCCGTGCCGCCTGTAAAATACACCATACAAGGGCAGACCATCTATTTAGCCTCGCAATACAGAGACTATGACTTGGTTGTACGGCTCGCACCGTTCGACAACGGGAACAATCTTTTCGACTTTCGGAAGATATACAAACAGGCACACTCAAATTCAATCAACACAACGGCATTGACGGATTTACTCGGCAATTCTTCCGATTGGTTTGCACCGTATCAAATCCTTGCAAAAACAAATATAGATGGGGACGATACGGGTAACACCACCTTCACGGGAGGTGCACACCAATACAACAACTTGACATCAGGCAGTACAAAGACCGCCCGAATGTCCTCGCTTAAATTCTACATTGACAACGAAGAAAAGTCAAGCGGCTCTGGGTTTGCGAATATCGTAAAGATGAAGTGGACAAACTATGTCCAAGCGACCAACACCAAAAAGGCAGACGGAACAGGCCGTGAGGTATTGACGGAAACCATCACCTTGACTTTTGACGGGAGAAAGTGGGAGGCATTCAACGATATTGTCCCGTTGGAGGATATAACCGTTCATCTTTACTATGGCTATCAGTTCGGAGGAATCGGCTCGGCTTTCGACCATTGGCGGTTTGTCAATGCGGAAAATCGTGGGGACGATGCGGCCAATTCTGGGAACAAGGACACGAAGGCGATCCTTGCAAGCGGAACATCGCTGAATCTCGGCCTATGGCTTGACAATGAAATAGACCTCGGTAAGCGGATTTTCTGCACAAGCGGCACAACAACGGGTGCGTTCCGTAGTTCCGGCAAGTGCTATTTCACGATAGCCAACAATGACGGAACACTTGTTGAAGATTCGCACTATTATATGCGTGGAGAATACACTATCGAACTCGTTTAATTTCGGCCCTAATTGATTGAATTATGAAACGGGATTATCGTGAACTATACAAACGGATTGCAAAGTCCGAGTGGTTTCGCAAGGCATACCACGGGAAATCACTTGGGGACTTCATCCCGGTACGGCCCTAAATGATTGAACAAGATGAAAGAGATTGATGAAATCCGCAACGATGCCGGAGGGTGTCGGATGCACGAAGTAGATGAATAATCGGCTACTTTCGGCCCTAATTGACTAACTTGATAAAATAAGTTGTTTAATCAAGATAAAAGTGTTATATTTGCGGAAACATAAATCTTCGCAGTATGACACAAGAAAAACGAAAACACGGTGGCTTTCGCCCAGGAGCAGGGAGGAAAGCCGTAGAGAACAAGAGGGTGCAAGTAACCGCCACGGTTGAACGGGAAACCCGTGATGCCATCAAGGACTACTGCAACGCAAAGCGGACAAGACTTGGGCGGTTGCTTGACACTATGGTTAAACAAGGAAATTTTAACAAGGAGGATTGATTATGGACATAAATAACAATGTTGTAGAGAGTAATGTTTTAAGGGGTTGGATAGCAAGAGATAATGACCTGTTACTATTTTATGAGAAACCGATATGGGATGCAAAAAACAAATTTTGGGTTGGCGATATAATGTTCCGATTGGGAAATAATATGTTCCCGGAAATTAGGGAATATGATTCTCCGACAGAGGTAGTAATTATCATAAAACAACGATAAGTTATTATGACAAAGGAGAGTTTATTCAATGTTTTAAATTTTATTATCAATAGGTGCGATGTAATCATAAACAATGATAATTACAAGCCGGATTTTATTGTGCAAGATACTATCGAAGAGATTGAAGAAATATGTAGCATAATCTTGAAACGAGAATACAACATAACTTAAATAAGTATGATTGAAGAAGAACTGAAAAAATATTTTCAAGGATATTGGCCGGGGACGGAAACGGAAGAACAATGCAACACGGATTTACATTTCACACCATTGGCAATTATCCGTCTTGCAGAATACTTCTACGAACTCGGTAAGAATCGGCCCTAATTGACCGAACTACCAAACATCGTCCATCCGTTTCGGTTTCCTGTCAAAGAAAACGATAACAAGGGCGGCAACGAAAAGAAACGGTAATGCGATAAGAATTGAAAGTAGTGCGTCCATAGGACAAAGATATGAAAACAATTTTGGAAATCAAACATTTTCGGCCCTAATTGACTGACTTAATCAGATCATAACTCTATACCAACTTTATGAAGAAATTCATTCTGATCCTTCTTTCATTTGCACTGATGGCTTGCTCAAGGAATCCCCTTGAGCAAGTTGTCACTTTCCACACCGACCTCCTGGAGAGTGGATCTATGACCAGGGCAAGCGATCACAACGAGATCCTCTCCCTCATCGAATCCACCTACACGATGTTTCCCGTTGACCTGTACACCAACGAGGAAAACAACGAATTCATCCGGATGGAGTTTGGCAGATCCTACACCGTCCCGGTAGGCACATTCCGGGTGACGGGTTACAACTCCAACCTCATCACGATGATCGCAGCTCCGACCTCCAAATACAGGTTTGGCAAGTCTCCCTTCTTCTATGTCAACACCGAGGTCACCATCCAATTTGGAATCTCGGATTACACCCTCCCGGTGGAGGTCAGATCCGTTGGCATCTTGTATGACAAGAGCGAGGTTTCGCAAATCCAATACCAGGGGCAGAGTGGAGGTTACATCACATTTGATGAGGAGGACTTTGTTCTCTCCTCTCACTACGGTCTGATCTTCATCAACGGAGTGTTCCAGGGGACTGACAAGGTGCATCTGAAGGTCATCCCCAAGACCGGGGCGATGAAGGAGACCATCTTCTATTTCGCCTATGAGAACAACAACGAGCCTGCGAATATCTATGGCAAACTTGAGGGAGGGAAATACTATGTCATCCATCCGAATGCGGTGGAGGAACTTGACGGGATCTCCTTTTCCCTGGGAGTGCCGTCCTGGGAATGTGGATTTGACTGATCTAAACCTATAGAATCCCGGTGTGATGTGTACGGTCACCCTGGGATCGGAGACCGGGAGGGAGACCTTCCGGTCTTTTTTTTCTAAAATTTGCACTTTTTTGATTTAATGTATTGTTTTTTCAAAATTAATGCTTACCTTTGCATCAAGAAAGGATGACAACAACTTTTAGACTTTATACGATTATGACACGGAACATCATTGAAAAGATTGCCAAGGCGAAGAAAATTAACCTGGATTGGTACGATCACATCATTGGCTACATCAACGAGAACTACACCAAGGTGTTCATTACCTTCGCCACCCTTGAGGTGCTTCCCGGTTGCCGGATGTACTGCAACAAGAAAACCATCACCCTTTCCCTGTGTGCGATTCAGAAGCGAGAGGAGAACGAATGGGAATACACCACCCAGGGATGGGAGAGAATCGAAAACATTAAGTAACTAACCAGGGGAGGGCAACCTCCCCACAAAGACTTTATACAATGGAAACAAAAGGTTATAATGTGGGTGATGTTGTCACCTTCAAGGCAAGAGACGGAAAGATTTATGAAGGCAAAATCTTTGGTGTTGGTCTCAAAAAGGACTATGATATCTCTTTCCGGGTAAACGGAAAAGAAAGATATTCCTTCTCCATTCCTACTAATGATATAATGGGAAAGATATGAAGCAAGACAACCGAGGCGGTGCGAGACCTGGAGCAGGTCGCAAAGCCAAAGAGCCGGAGGAGAAGAGAATTCAAATCACTATCTCCGTCCACCGGGACACCAGGGAAAAACTCAATGCAATCGCCAGGGCGAAGGGCATCAGTCCCGGAAGGGTGGTGGATGAGATTGTCAAGGATGAATGGTGATTTGGACTTTTCGATCTGAATGACTACCTTTGCTACGATTGTTTGGTTTCATCCGCCTTCAATCGTATAAAGTCTCCGGGTGGGCAGGGCAACCTGCTCACCCTTTTTCTTGCAATTTTTGTCTGCATTTTGTCTGAAACCGAGCCGGTGAAATCCTCGCTGAAGCCGTAACTCATTGATATAGACAAAGGAGGATGCATCACTGCAGCCTCCTTTCGCAATTCTAACCTAATCTTTGACCTAACCATTCTCCCAGGTAACTGCAAGGCTTGTTTCCCGCACATCAGTGCAGGGTTTGCGTTTACTTTTACGAACTACCTTCGTTTCAGTTTCTCCCATTTTTGTCTTATATTTGTCTGAAATCCGATTTTGTCTGACTTTATACGATGATAACCTTCAAGGCAATAGTCATCCCCGGCAACCGGAGGAAGGACGGCACATATCCCGTTGTGATCCGGGTGACCTTCAAGGGCAAGTCCAGGAGGCTTGCCACCACCCTTGTCTGCAGATCCGGTGACCTCACCAGGACTCACCGCATCAAGGATGCCACCATCCTCAACAAGGCGGATGCACTGATCGGAAGGATGCGTGATGCCGTGAAGGACATCTCCCCGTTCGACCTGGAGGACAGGGATGTGGATTGGGTGGTCGGCAGGATCAAGGACTCCCTCTCCGGTGAGGACTTCCGGCTTGACTTCTTCGCCTGGGCGGACAGGTATGTGCAGACCAAGGCGGAGACAACCAGGTCTGCATACACTTCCGCACTCAACGCATTCTCCCGTTACCTGGGGCGGAGGGAGATCGACATCAATGCGATCTCCCGGCAGATGCTCCTGGAGTTTATGGAGATGGTGGACAACGAGCCTCGGATGCACTATGACCAAAAGACAGGGCAGACCGTCCCGTCCTCCGTACCCAAGAAGATTCCCAAGGCAGCATCCTCCAGGCACATCACCAAGTTGGAGCATATCTTCAACAAGGCGAGGGAGAGATTCAACGATGAGGATGAGGACAGGATTCTGATCCCCAAGCAACCGTTCGCAAAGATTCACAAGGAGCATCCGGCTTCCATCGGTGAGAGGAATCTCGGAGTTGAGCTGATGCAGCAGATCATCTCATATCAGACTGACAACCGGGTGATGCGGACTGCCCTGGATGTGTTCATCCTCTCCTTCGGTCTGATGGGTGTGAACATCGCAGACCTCTATTTCGCAAAGCCGTTCACCGGGCAATGGGTGTACAACCGGGCGAAAACCAGGGAGAGGAGATCTGACCGGGCATTGATGAAGGTGACCATCCCACCGGAGTTGGATGCGGTAATAGGAAGGCTCAAGGGGCAGGGAGGATGGTGGCTCAACGAGCTGCACTCCTTCGCCTCCTCAAAGGACTTCTGCACCGCCAGGGTGAATCGTTGTCTCCGGCAATGGTGCGAGGAGAACGGGATAGATCCGTTCACCTTCTATGCAGCTCGGCACACCTGGGCAACACTCGCCAGGCAGTCCGGGGTTGACAAGTCAACCATTGATGACTGCCTCGCACACATCGGAGACTACAGGGCAACGGACACCTATGCCGAGAAAGCCTGGGATCTGATCCAGGAGGCGAACAGGAAAGTCCTGGAGTTGTTCAGTTGGAACTAAACTTATAAGTTAAACCTATAAGTCCTTATATATATTTATAGGTTTTTATGAAGGCAGTCTCTCCTTCTCCTCCTCAAAGAAAAAGATGAGGTCAATGAGCCGTAGGATGTTCTCCGGTTTCTCCCAAAACTTCTCACCCAACCCGTTCTCACACACTTCTACGGCACATTTTTCAATCGTGCCGTAATTTTTTTCCGGCTTCATCATTTGAAGGACATCACCATCAGCACCCTGTACCATCCATTGATGTGCTTGGTGTTGACTCTGAACGAAGGGAATTCCGGGTTGATGCTCCGGCACTCAACCACCTGTGGATCATCGGTGGGGAACACCCTCTTGATGATTGCTCCGTTTGAGGTGTCCAGGCAGAAGATCTTTCCCCATTCAACGAACTGCTCCTCCTGGATTCTCTTGAGGAGGATGTGGCTTCCGTTTGGGATCTCCGGGGACATACTATCCCCGTTTACCTTGATGGCATAATCCGCACCCTTGATGGGTGAGACCATCCTCTCGCAATCGTATTCCTGGACGGACTGAAAGAACTCCTGGAGAGTCCCTGCCATTGCCTCCACCGGGATGACGGGGATGGTCTCCGTTGTGTCCGGCTCATCGGTCTTTTCCGTGTATGCCTGTATCCGTTCGATGAGGTTGTCGGTTAGATACCTCTCATCTCCGTTCATCGCAGCGGAGAGGCTTGACGGATTGATGCCATATAAAGCTGCGAATTCCTTCTTGTTCCGCACCTTCCCGGTACGGAGAATCTCCGTATATACGGATTGCAGAATCCGCATTCTCTCTTCAATTTCCATTCTTGCTACAAATTTTTGCACATTATTACGAAGAAAAATTTGGATATACGGATTTTCTTCGTATATTTGCATAAACCTACATACAAAGATAGCACAAAAATATGGAAAACAAGTCATTCAGACGGAGGATTATTGACCTTGAAATCGGTCAGTCCCTTACCATTTCGGTTGAGGAGGTGGGATACACCACGATCCGGGGATATGCCTCCGACCTCGGCTTTGCCTACCAAAGGAAATACACAACCCATAGAGACCGGGAATCCCGGACATACACAATCATAAGGGAGGCATAGTTATGAACAACCTGGACATCCTCATCAAGACCTGCGTGGAACTCGGCTCGGCACAAACAATCGAGAATCTCGGACTCGCATCCGGGGAGGTGAGCCGGAACAAGGCAATCTCCATCTACGGGACATACTTCCTCAAGGCGGAGAAGGAGGGACGGATCAGACCTTACCGGATAGGGAAGGGCAAGAACGGAACGAGGTGGTACAGGGTTGTGGACATCCTCACCCTCCGTGCGAAGGATGCACTCAAGGCGGAACTACTCTAACACTTTATACGATTATGAAAAAGGCATTGAAAACCCTTTTGGGATGCACCTGCATCGCATCCCTCATCCTTGCCGGAGGGGAGACTCCGGACGGAGGAATCTGCGTGACCTGGACACTCCTCTGGATCGGAGCATCATTGCTCTCCGCCTGGGGATACAAGAAGATGGAGGAGGCGAAATGAAAGCGGGCGAACTCATCAAGATCCTGGAGCAGTTCGATCCAAACCGCAGGGTGGTTGTGGATGTTTGGTACGGATTCTCCGAGCCGGAGGTGAAGGTTGTCTCCGATGACCACTTCCTCAAGGGACTCGCAACCGAGGAGGAGCAGGACTTCATCCTAATCAGCAAGAAGAGATGATCAATATGCACCGACTCCCCATTTCTCCCGGGAGGGAGGACTTCGATTCCGAATCCGACTACCTCTATGCAGTTGAGCATTGGGATGAACTCTACAACGAGGCGGAAGATCTCGCTATGGAGGAATACTACGAAAAGAAATACAACCGCTAAAACTTTATACGAAGATGGATGAAATCAGACTGCTCACCAAGGATGACATAGATGTCCGGGTGGCACAAACAACCGTCAACAATGGCGGAGTCCAGGTCTCCCTTCTGCTCTACAAGGATGCACGGGTGGACATGAAGATCCTGGATGAACTCTTCACTCCGATGGGATGGAAGAGGACTCACAAACTCATCGGTGACCGCCTCTACTGCCAGGTGGAGGTTTGGGATTCCGAGAAGAAGGAATGGATATGCAAGGAGGATGTCGGTGTCGAATCGAACACCGAGGCGGAGAAGGGACAAGCCTCCGACTCCTTCAAGAGAGCCTGCGTGAATTGGGGCATCGGAAGGGAACTCTATACCGCACCGAAGATCCGGATAGACCTCAACGAGAAGGAATACTCCCGTGATCAGAACGGGAAGATACGGGTGTGGGCATCGTTCTCCGTGAGCAACATCAACTATGACAAGAAAAGCCGGACAATCTCCTCCCTGGAGATCGTTGACAACTTCAATAGGGTGAGATTCACGATGGGAGGAGAGGCGAAGCCGACCAGGAAGCAGACTCCCGCACCCGCCCCGGTTGCATCAGCTCCGGCTTCAGATCCGAATCAACCGCAGTACAATCCGGTGTCTCCGCAGCAGTATTGGAGCATCGTGAAGGCTTATGCCGAAGGACGGAAAACCAAGTCCGGTGGTGACTACCGCACCGAATGGGCGAGAGCCACCAATGCCGGGACATCCGATATCCTCAAGTTCGACAAGGATGTGGCGGACTTCAAGGCAGGTAAATCAGTAATGCAACAACCATTTTAAACTTTATACGATATGGACTACAAGGAATTACAAGACATTCTCTCCACCCTGGAATACACCTCCTACAAGTTGGAGGAGACCTATGTGGAGAACGAGGGCGAGGTCACGGAAGAGACCGAGCTGATGGAAGGCGAGATCACCGCAATGAAAACCCTCTTGAACACCGAGGGAGTTGACCTCCTGGGGCGGTGGCTCAAGGGCAAGGAGGACAGGAAGAAGGCACTCAAGGCGGAGAAGGACTACCTCACCCGGCAGATGGAAGCCATTGACAAGACCATCGAATTCATCAAGACCAAGATGAACGAGGTGATGACCGCCACCGGGCAGGAGAAGATCAAGGGAAGCCTCGGCTACTCCTTCGCCCTCTCCACCTCCGTCAAGACCGAGGTGGACAAGGATCTGCTCAAGGAATACTACCAGGAAGCCGTGAACGAGGCACTCAAGGACATCCTCCCTGCGGATGTGTCCGTCACCCTCACCGCCTCCGTGTCCAAGTTGGAGGAAGGTGCGGAACTCCCGGACTACTACAACCGGACGGAGACTCCGACCATCCGTTTCACCAAGCCGAGGGCGAAGAAGGAAGATTGATTTACGCAGTATGGCAAATTTCTATATAACGGAAAACGGAGATAGGCGGATCTCCCGTATAGAAATATAAGAT